GTGTCTACAAATCTAGGGACGACTCAATTCGAGGCAAACGGCAAACCGCTGTATGAAGTCACGCCCGAGTTCGGCGGCTACAGTTTGTTGGAGAGCATCGCCGATACCGGCATCGAGGATCACGTCTTCCGCGTAACCTACCAGGGCAAGGCGGACCTGGAGATGCTGGAATACGAGGCACCTCCACTTCCCTAATCAGTAAAGAAAAAGCGGGCCATCGGCCCGCTTTTTCTTTTTCACCTGTAGCGCCGCGCGAAAAACGAGGCGGGAATGCGCGATAAGCAACAAGTCTATCGCGTTTCCTGGGTGGCAAAGGAATTACACAGATTGCTAAGGATTCGGGAATGCCGCCACCGGCGGTGTGAACGAACTGGTGTATAGCGCCACGCCTTTTGTGAATCGGAACTCATCGATCCAGCCATGCCAGTCACGCGTAACTGGTGTGTTCGGATCCTGGCCAATTGTCACGGGGCTGGTGTTAGCGGCCGGAGTTCCAGTACCGGAGCCCTGGAGTGCTCCATTCACAAACAATCTAAGCGTCGCGCCGTCATGCGTTGCCGCTAGGTGTACCCAGGTACCCACGGTCACAGGCGTAGACCCGCTCAACAGAACTTCCCCCCCTCCCGTGCCGATCTGACAAAACGGCACCACCTGTCCACTTACAACGCGGTTCCCTAAGATCCAGCCAGAGAGGTAGCCGTCGCCCACAGCCCCCTTGCGTGCGATGTATCTCGGCGTGGATGTCGTTATTGACGCTGCTCTAAACCAGCACTCAACGGTGAAGGCGCCGTTCGGGTTGAGCAGGTCGTCATGCGGGGTTGTTAGGTAGTCACCGCTGCCGTCCAACAGGAGGCTGCTCCCGCCGAACTTGAACTGGTCGGTATCGATCTGGGCGTTGCCGAAGCGAGTCCATACACGCCCATTCTGATCGCTGATTGCCGTACTGCCGTCGACGCCATCGAAGTGCAGTAGGGAAGCTACCACTTGGTTGATATAGCCGAACCGCCATGAATGGCGTTGCAAACTCGAAAGGCCACCCCGAACCGACCACAGTTCAACGATAACGTCACCGGTATACGCAGGAGCCAGCATTTGTGACGTACCAGTGATGCCGGTGTAGGAGACCAGCTCAGCACTATTGTCTGCTCGCAGCATTCTGCAGCTGTAGGTAGTACCAGGCTCAGGTCCGATGGACGATTGAGCTGTATCGACCACCTGATCAGCCTGCAGCAATCGATCGCGATGGGCCCACGATACGGACACAGAGCCGGTCACGGATGCTGGATATGCGACTCCGCCGATTCTGAACAGACCTGGCGGGTATGGGCGCCCACTCCGACCGCTCAGTGTCAGCGAACTATTTGTTGCCAGAACCGGATCAAGCAAGCCGGAAGCTGTATTGGTCAGCAGGCGTGCCTCAACTGTTGTCCCTGACGTGTACTCAGTAGGATCAACCCCCGAGAAGTCGTCGAAGAACCAAACTCGCGCGCCAGCGACGTGGGCCGATGGGACACTGTCCACGCATCCACGGGCGAAGGTCGCTGTCATTGCCACGAGATCGAGCGCATCCACCCGCATCACCTCGCTGTCCACCAGCGCGGCGCTGCCGATCCGTACCACGTCTAAGTCGACACCGGCGCTGAGCCCTACAGTGACCGCTCCAGCTGCTTGAGGAACAGCCGCCACCAGCACAGCCGTTGGGCAGAAGTCGCCGCCGGCCCGCGTCTCGAAAGCTGCAGTGCCAACCCTAGTCTGTATGTGATAGCCCAGCGATAGGCCAGTCGGGCGTGCCGCCAGCACACCGAGGAAGCAGGTACTGGCATCGAGCAGCTGCAGGTTCGCTGCATCCATGGACTGCACCAGGTCGCGCCAGGTGACCTCGGCCAGCGCCCTGGTTGTCACCGCTTGGGGAACCGAGTTCGGTGGTACCCAGCCAGAAGGCGGCGGCGCCGAGAAGGTGGTGGCCGGCATGCCGAACACATCCAGCACCGCCGTGATGGTGATGGCGCCTTTCTCCAGGGTGCCGTCATCCGCCCGGCCAGCACGCACCACGATGTTGCTCAGCCCCCTGGCGGGAGCAGAGAACCGGAAGGCTGCACCAGGCTCAATGTCACGCCCGCGACGATCCAGTACCAGCTTCCAGCGCTTGGCCGAAACCTTGGCGCGCAGATCGCGCTTGGCTATACGTGCTGCCAGGTCGTAGGTCGGCAGACCGATGTACTCGGTCGCCACACTGATCACTCGACCACCGGCCGCACGGATGGCAGCCAGGTTACGCTCGCGCGCCGGCCGCTTGGAGTTGTCGATCGGGTTGCGCCAGGTAACCACCACCTCGTTGGCGGCATCCGCCCCCGCTGAGTTGTCATCCTCCTGGATCTCCAGCAGGCCGCTATCTGGGGTGAAGTGTGGAAGGTTGTCGACGACGTAGTCGCTGCGTACCAGGGTCAACTTGCGCAGGCCTGTGTTGCGGCTGGTGAACAGGTTGCCGGCGATGTGATCGAGCACGCTGCCGGCAAAGCTGTCGATTGAGTCGGTGCGTACCCAGCGCAGACATAGACCCAAGCCCTCGGAGTACAGCTGATCAGCGGCAGCCCGGAATGCGGCGTCATCGAGGCGGGAGCGATCTTTGCCCCGTCCCCAGTCATGGTTGGTCTCCAGCTCGTAGAGGATGTGAGCTGGGTTCATGGCCTTAATGGCACCACCTGTTTCCGGGTCGGTCAGCGTGATCACTGCTTTCTCGGGGTACCAGACCGGGCCATCCCACCCCTTCAATGCCCGGCGTACCCGGAAGGTCCACGGCTTCGGATAGGGGTTCATGCTGGTGACCAGACCGTCGTAGAACAGCGTGAACATGCCTCTGAAGGCAGGCACCAGCCCGCCCAACATAGAGGCAAGGGCTGCATTCACCGACTGAGTCGGGCCACCCATCATCACGTCCAGGCGCCCTTGGATTCCGCCTTCGCCATCATCGCCGCCAAACAATTCAGGGGCATTTATCTGCACAGAAGCATTGCCAGTGACGCTGCCGCGCCAGGCGCTCTTGCCGCCCACCTTGATCTCGACCAGCTCGTCCACCTCGCCACGACTCACCAGCATGTGAATGCCGAAGAAGTACCGATAGCCGACCTTTACGCTCTTACCCCCGCTGCTCACGCTCAACCTCCTGCCTTGCGAACTCAACCAGGTGCAGAGCCAGGGCATCGCCAGTCGCCAGCAGACGGCTGGCCTGGATGCCTCCATCACGCACGATGTCTGCCCATTCGATGCCATAGCGGGCCACCAGCTGTCTGGCACCCTTGTTACAGAAGCCGATTCGACCGCCCCACGCAGGAACGCTGTGCAGGTGATCGAAGGTGACCATGAAGTCGTCGCTCACTTCTTACCGCCCTTGGTCTTTATGGGTTTAGTCCGGAAGTTGCCCAGGCCGCCAACCATCCAGTCCTCGCTCCAGCAGTCACCGAAGATCACGCACTGCGGCGTGCCCTCTTCGAACTGGGGGAACTCGAAGTCAGCGAAGGCCGCAGCCTTGGGCGCAGTAGCCTTGGGGCGATTCTTGTAAGAGACGTAGGCGCTGATGACCATGATGGCGATATACGCCCATGTGTACGGGTCCACGGTTGCCTCCTAGAAAACAGGGTTGCCATCGAAAGGCGATCGACCTGGCAGGTGCCTGATGCCGCCATAGTTGTCCTTGTTGTCGAAGCGGCTGTTGCAGGTACCGATGGTCTGGTCGCAACCCGCATAGGCCCGCACCGTGACGCCCAGACTGAGTCCCGAGGTGCCGCCGAAGATCGTCAGTTGAGTGCCGTTATGGGCCTCGATCGCACGTCGCTCCCATACCCCTGAGCCGACGCTCCACTCGACGTAGCCGGCAGCGAACCATCCATTCGGTTTGCTGGCAAAGGAGCTGCCATTGATGACTGCGCCATCCATGGAGATCACGCTGGACTCGACGCGGAACAGATCCCGGTTCACCAAGCAGCCTCGCTCGTACAGCGCATGCGGACAGGTGCGTTCCCAGGCCAAGCGCAGCCCCTGCTGGCCCATGCTCACGCTCTCCGGGTTACAGATGACCTGGCAGCGATCGACGGCCGGCCAGGTCACGCTCTGGATCTCTCCTACCCAGGACACCTTGAACTCGTTGTCACCGAAGTGACGGTCGTAGATCACCAGGTCGATGGAGTCGCTGGGCGGGATGCCCCGATAGAACTGCGCTACCTCCAGGTCTCCAGGGGCCAGAACACGCAGGCTACGCACGCCATCGGAGCCACCCTGACGGATACCGTCATCGGAGATGCCACCGCGCAGGGTCTTGAAGGTCTGGCTCTGGTGCTCGATGTTCCGATCGCTGCTGTTGTAGGTCCAACGCAGCACCCCACGACTGAACTGGTAGAGCCGAACTGGTCGACCACCCGCCAGGCTGAACTCCTGCTCGTTAAAACTCATCGTCGCGCACCCCTCGGAAAGTAAGGCTGCAGCTGGCCACTCCCTCGCTATCCACCTGGTGATCGATCTCGACCCGGTCACTGCTCAGCCGACTCAGAACCATCCAGCTCACCCGAGCGATATCGGAGGGCTCCACCTGTGTTCCCAAGGCCGTGTCGAAAACCAGCCGCTCTACACTGGTACTGAGTTCGGTGCAGCCAGTGATGCGGCGATAGAAGACTGAGCCGTTCCACAGCTGTAGCCGGATGTCCCGTCGCCCAACCCGTGCTTGGGCAAAGCGGGTGTACCCGATGTACTCGATGTCCATTACCGTCGAGAGCGCGCCGATGGTGGCTATAACCGACAGATCGTCAGCGTGGGTCGGGAGCCAAACCGGCACCTGCTGCCCCCGCAGTCCGTATAGAAGTGCCCGTAGCTGCGCCCGCTGTGCCCGGCCCAGCTCCAGCCACCGCCAGCGGGTGATCGGCATGGGCTTACCCGCAAGATCGCTGATCAGTGGCAGTCCCATGCCACTATCCAAGGTGGACAGCAGGCGCTCATAGCTGGAGGTCAGCTCCTCGGACTCCTCTGGGGCCTGGTCGAGAACCGGACGGTTTCGGTAGAGAGCGGCTGGCAACGTCTCAGGCCAGTCGCAGGCGTCCAGTAGCAGAAAGCGCACCTCGGCAGACTGCAGGCGATCGTGCAGGCGGGTGAGTTGCGGTGCAGACACCAGCTGCGCCGGGCGTGCTGGGTACAGGCGCGAGCGCGCTGGCCAGCGCTGTTGCGTGCCGCGCTTGAGGTTCAGCCCGTTGGCATCCAGAGTCAGGATCTCCACCACCTCGTAGGTGAAGGCGTCGTCCCCCCGGAACATCGCCAGGCCGCCAGCCTCGAAATCCAGGTTGGCTGTTTGGCAATTGATGCGTAGCGACCCAGCCGCGGTTGTCGACTGCAGCAACTGGATCTCCGGCCAGATCGGCAGTGCCCAAACACGACTACCCCAGCCATACAGCGCGAGATCGAGGAGCTGCCGCTCTCTCCCTTCGACGTACATGCTCGCCTGCAGGAAGCGACGCGGAGCAATACGGAGGGCCCGACGTTGCTCCACCAGGGTCTCGCTGCTGAGAATGTCAGTCAGCCACTCCAGGGTCTCGCGCACCCCATCAGCCCAATCGGGTGCGAACGACCAAGCGATGATGCGGTTGGCGGTTACGCGAATACCGCCGGAGCCCAGGTCAAACTCCCACTCAATTATCGTATCCAGAACCGGCTGGCCATCTGGGGTGACGCTGAGCTGCCAGGTGCGCTCCTGGGTTGCCTGAAACAGGAATGGCGCTGCGGGCTGACCACTCACCAGGATGCCCTCGTCCAGGCCATCAATGGCCAGCAGGGTGCGAGGCTCCAGGTAGGCGTTCCACAGCAGCACGTTACTGGTCTGGACCGAAACGACATTGCCCAGATCCAGCTGCCTTGGGCTGATGTGGATGCGGTAGTAGTACTCGTCCAGGAATGACCCCAGGCGAGTAGCGGTGATGGTTCGACCGTTGGCCTCCACAGGCCAGTGAGTAATGAGAGCTGCTCCGCCTGGTCGGCGGGTAACTTCAGCCGGAGAAGCGCCAGTTGTGCGACGGTAGAGGTCAGCTGCCCAGAGCGGGCTGGTAAAGCCACCCTGAGCACCAGGTGCGAGCCGTGCATTCAGGACTGCCATATCAAGGACCGTCGTACCGAATGGCGTAGCCGAACGTGCCGGTATGGTCCTTGTTGATCCAGGCAACATCACCGGGAGCGATTCCGTCACGCTCAGCTTCGTTGCGACGGTGCCAGGGGTATACCTTCCAGCGATCGCTTCCCAGCTCGATGATCTGACCGGGCACATAATTGTCGATGCGTACATGCCGAATGTTGACCAGATCCGCGACCAGGGATGTCTTGAACGACGGTCTTAGCTTGTAGGCCCGCATAGGAATCAGCGCTGCCTCGCTATTCCATGCGCTGGGCTGCGCTTGAATCAACTGCGAGACGCTCTTCACCCCAATAAGAGCTGTTGTCAGGCTTGCTTCATTGAGATGCCACCCGTGACCATCGAAGTTTGAGTGGACGAAGATGTCGCGCAACGCCTGAAACTCGCGGGCGACAGTGTTCCACCCCCACGCCCCGGATGTCAGACCGGAACCAAGGCTACGAGTGCCTCCCCCTTCAGTAGCTCTGATGTAGAAAGGGTTTACCACAGAAGAAATATCGTGATTGATAGGAACTGGGCCGCGAATCGCCGCTACCCACATACCAGTCCCTTCCAACCCAGCTACAGCCGACCCGCCGAAAGAGCACCACTGGTAACGATCGACGTCGTATCGAACGACGAACCAGACCTCGTCGGGATTGGTGAAGACAAAGCACTCCCACTCAGCCGGATAGGTCACATCAAGCGTTGCCGCGCCACTCTTCTGCATCAGACGCCCCAGCTGAACTGCATTTGGCATATCGCCGGCCGTTGCTGAGGTCCGGCCAGTCAGAGACAGGTTCAGGGCGTCATTGGTGAGCAGCAGGAACAGCGCGCCCTTGCTGAGCACGTTCGTAGATGAGTTCCAGCTCCATCCATGATTCAGGCAGCTGTTGACGATCGCAGCGCGCAGCGCAGCCATGTCGCTGGCTGCTCCGGAGTAGTAAGCCATTAGGTGTCGAGCCTCATTGCGTAGTAATCGGTGTGGCCGACGCGGGAGACGTCCTGGATGACCACATAGGTCTTGCCATCAAGGACCAAGGTGTTCTCGACGGCGTTGTTGAAGCCGGTGATGTAGAACACCCCTTCCAGGGCGCCCCACAGGTTGGTGGCGTCATGCAACTCCAGGGGCAGCAGGTGATAAATACCGCCGGTGTCGCGCAGGTTGGTGGAAGTGGCCGACGTGCCAGCACCTGCGATGAACGGATTGCTCCAGGGGTAGCACTGTGGGTTGGTCCAGCCATCGTTCCCGCGCAGCCCCATCCGGGCGGAGTTGCCCTTGAAGCCCAGGGTGTGGATGGCGGTGTTGTCGCTGAAGCGCACCGCTGCTGCACCGATGAGCATGCCGGCGCACACCACCGGATAGGGATACTGGCTCGGCCGGCCGTAGGGCAGCATCTTGCCGAGGTAGCAGGTCTCGTAGACAGGGGTACCAACCTTCATGGCCAGGACGATGCGCTGGGCGTTGAGGGTCAACCAGTAGTCGATGCGTTGGTTGTGCGCCGGCAGTCCTGTCAGGAACGCACCTGGTTGGGCGTCGAAGGTATTGGCGGAGATGTAGCCGGTGAACACCCCCGCCAGCATGTTGTAGTAGTCGGCCGAGACGTCGTGGTAGGTGCGCCACCCGACGAAGATCTCCTCCAGCCCGGTGTAGCCCTTGCCCTTCAGGATCAGCTGACGGTTGGCGCTGACGGTGTCGTAGCGCAGCACCTCCCAGGCAACCCCTACTGCACTTGCCGCGCCTTGGGTGACCGGGATCTGGAACTGCTTGCCGACTGCGAAGTCGGTGCTGCCATCGTTGATGGTGAACTTGATCAGGCCGTTGTCGTAGGCAGCCCCGACCGTCGCAGCGGGCTTCGCGCCCGATACCGAGCCCGTGACCGAGAAGGTTCCGCCATTGGCGGCGGCGGCCGTACAGGTGAGTGTCCAGGTCTCGGTGATCGAGGACGGGGATGCCTCGACTCCACTCAGGGTGCCGTTGCCGGTACCGGACTGGATAATGGCGCCGACGTCGCCGAAACCACCGCAGAAATGGCGCAGCAAGGCCAGCATGTTGTAGTGCGCCAGCTGGCCGTTGCTGTTGTCGACGTAGCCGATCTTGTGGGGCATGTCAGAGCTCCAGGAGTGAGCGAAATTTGCCGGGGTCGCGGGAGATGGCCACGAATAGCGCCTCCTGCCCCTGGCGAGAGTTGAAAGCCACGTCGGCGATCCGGCTGGGGTCGTCGACCAGGTAGAAGTTCTGAGCGTTCTGCAGCGTGGCGCTGAAGCTCTTCGCCGGGTCGGCCAGGCCCGCGCTTGTCAGCCCAGGTGCCGGCATGTCGGGCGCCGGAACGCCGGCCAGGCCACCGGTGGAGTGGTGAACCCGGCGGGCGTAGTCGTCCAGGGCGGCCATGCCACGGGCGTTGAAGTCGTGAAGGAACGGCAGCGCGCCTTCCTGCTGCACCACGGCTGCTCGGGTGACGAACTCCCAGTTGGAGAGCATCGCGGGGATGCTGTCGCTGGTACCGGTACCTGGGCCTTGGATGTGGCCGCCGGTGGCTGCGGCCACTGTTGCCACGGACGCTACGGAGCTGAGCGTGGATGTGGTTGAGCTGGCAGCACCTGCGGTAGCCATAGCAGTGGCCATGGCTGTTGCAGCAGCCGTGCCGGCTGAAGTGATTGCAGCCGCCATGGCCGTTGCTGCCGTGGTTCCTCCGGCGGTAATACCCGTACCCATAGCCGCTGCACCGGCAGTCGATGCGCTGGTGATGGCAGCAGCAGTGGCCGTCGCACCAGCAGTCTCGGCCGCAGCCTCTGCCCCCGAGCTGAACAACCCTCCCAGGCTGTCGGTGGCCATCTGCGCCAGGTTCTGCGAAGCCACCTGAGCCATGGAGCTGGCGATGCTGGTGATGAAGCTGGTGGCAGCCTCCTGCAGCGTCATGGTGCCGGTCGCGAGCCCCTCCAGCGCACTGGCCAGGCCGGTCTCGAAGCCGCTCTTCAGGGCATTGCTCAACTCGTTGGCGGTGTACTTGGTCTGCTCCAACTGGGCCTGCAGATCCTTGACCCGCTCGATGGCGGCGGGGTCGCCGGTCACCTCGGCCAGCTGCTGCATCTGCGGCAACAGCTTTTCCACCTCGGTTGCAGTGCGGGCATGCAAGTCGATGATCTGCTGGCGCGCGCCGATCTCGCTGATCAGCCCTGCCTGCTGCTGTGCCTGGATGCTGCTCTCCTGGCGCGACTGCTCGGCGAACACGCGATCCACCTGGGCCTGCAGCTCACCAAGCTGGGCAGATGCTCGTTCGACGTTGATCAGGCTGTCGACCAGGCTGAGTCCGGCCTCGTCACCACGCGCCTGCAGGCGCTCGATCAGCTCGCCATACTCCTGCTCGATCTGCATCGCGGCCGCTGCGGCCTGCTGACCCTGAGCGTTGAGCAGCTGAACTTGCAGGTTGGCCAGGGTCTTGCCATCGGCATCGGCCTGGCGCTTCTTCTCTTCCTGGTTGATGAGCTCCAGGGCCACGGCGGCACGCGCCTGTAGGGCGCCAGTCAGCCCCTTCTCGGCCAGCTCGTACTGGCGCACCTCTTCGGCGTTCTTACCCAGGGTGGCGGCCTGACGCTCCAGCTGAGCAACGTACTGCTCCTGTTGCTTCAGCTCCTGGTCCACCTTCGGCTTGGGCGTGCGGGGCTTCTTCACCCGTTCGGCGTAGCGCGCCTCGATGGCGGCGATGTCTTTGGTGATCTTGTCTTCGCTGATCAGCTCCGAGTCCGGGTTGGCCGTGCGGATCTTCTCCACGTTGGCCCGGTACTCGGCGATCGCCTTTTCCTTCTGCTCGACCTTGCTCAGCGACTGCTCGCGGATCTTTGCCAGCTCCTGCTGGGCAGCGATGGAGTCCTCGTTGATTTTGGTTAGCTCGGCCGCCCAGGCCGCTTCCTGGTCGCGCTGCTGAATCTGCAGGTTGAGCCGCTGCTCTTCGGCATCGAGCGCCGCAGCTGTCTCCGGGTCGATGCTTGTCCCCAGGCGATCACCGCGCACGCCATAGCGGGCATCGGTGCGGCGGCGCTGCACATCGGCCAGCTGGTCTTCCAGGGTGGCATCACGGCCGATGCCCAGCATCTCGTCCCAGGCCTCGGCCGCGACGTTCTTGATGCCCTTCCAGGCCGACTCGATCAGGCCAAGATTGCCGGCGATCTCCTGGGCCCGCTGCTGCATGGTGCTGGCCAGGGTATCCATGGCCAGCTGGGCGGCGGCGGCTTCATTACCCTGGGCCTCCAGAGCGGCGATCTGCTCATACACAGCCGCTGTGAGGAAGTTGTACTGCTCGTTCAGCTCAGCAGCCGCCTGGGCCGGCTCATCGGCCAGGCGCTTGAACTCGGCGACGGTATCGCCCACCGCCTTGCCGATGGTGTTCTCCATCACCACGGCGGTGGTCGCGATTTTCTCGATCTGCTCGGCGGTGAACTTACCGGCATTGGTCACTTCGGCCAGCGCGGCGGCCGCCTGTCGCTGGGTACCGGAGATGCCATCGATGCGCGCGGCCATGTTGGCCAGCTGGTCGGCGCTGGTACCGGCCGAGTTGCCGGTCATGATGATGGCCTTGTTGAACTCGAAGCCTTCCTTGCCACCTTGCTGGTAGGCCACCAGCAGAGCTGTGGTGGCCACAACGGCACCACCGATGGCCAAGGTCAGCGGGTTCAGGGTGGACAGCAACGCCCGGCCGGCATTGCCGATGCCACCAAAGGAGTCCTTGATCTGCCCGCCTTGCTGGATGGCCACCATCCACACCGGCATACCGCTGGCCAGGCTGGTGGTGATATCGGTGATCTGCATCGGCAGCTGGGCCATGGCCTGCTTGTACTGGCCAGCAGTGATGCCCGCCGCGCGCATGGTCTCTTCGCTGCCTGCCAGGCGAATGCGGTTTTCCTTGAGCTTGGCGTTGTAGAGGTCGAAGCCCTCGGCATCGATCAGGCCCTGGCTACGGAAGCCGCGCAGGCGCTGTTCCATGTTATCCAGCCGATCCAGCTCGCGGACAACCGGGTCGATCTGGCCCAGCAACTCGGCCAGCTCTCGTGCCTGGCGCTGCGCCGCCTCGGCCCCCTCATCGAAGCCACCGGCAGCACCCTTGGCGGAGTCACCGACCTTCTTGATGCCCGCGGCCGCGCCGGCGGACTTGGTGGCGAGGTTGTCAGTTGCGGCTGCGGTTGCCTGCAACTGGGTGTTCGCTTGCTGTGCGGCAACCCCCACTTCGGCCACGTCGCCGCCGAACTCTCGCAGAGCCTGCTGGCCCTGCTTGAGGTCGGCTTGGATACGCAGCGCAATTTCAAGGTCTTTGGAGGCCATGGCGAACAGAGTCAGGCAGTGGGTGTGCCGTCATGCTCGCGCGCGCGGGAGGGAATGTATTTTGGACGGGGCAAAAAGGTTCCGGGCTATTATCGGCACCCGCATTCAACTGGAGAGCAATGATGAAAGGCAGCTTGTTGATCAAGGCGATCAAAGACACCTTGACTGACAATTGGGAGTCGCTCGCTGAAGGAGGCGACCTGATTTGGTCTGCGGCAACAGAGGGGGGGCTACTTGAAGAAATTCCGCTGGTGTCGATCGGGGCAAAGTTCCTGAATGCTAGAGATCAGCTGCAGGAGCACCGGTTTAGAAGGAACTGCCAAGCTCTTCTTCTTGCGTGCGAGAAAGTCGATAACGAGAAGAAGCGCGAAACGCTGGACAAGTTGTCTGCTGACCCCGAGCTGCTCGAGGACTTCGCTGACACACTGCTGCAGATTGCTTGCGATAGCTCCAAGCCATACAAGGCCTCCATTGTGGGCAATCTCCTGGCGTCGATGCTTAGCGGACGTATTGACTACCTGGCCTATGACAGGCTCACCCACATAGTTCACTCCGCATCTATACCTGCTCTGCAGGCGTTTCAAAGGGATATGGCTTCGACTGCGGGTAACCCCTACATCCAAAACAGATCGTTCGGCTCAGAGCCTCTGATGCTCTCTATGGGCATTGCATCACGCTATGGTAATAAGCTCACCATCAGCGATGACGGCATTCTGCTCTACAGATTTGGCTTTGCTGGATTTCCAAACGCCTGAGCAGTTCACTGGAAACCGGCATAATCAGAACAGCCCCGCCGGCTCCGCCTGAATATCCCAGCTGAAGATCAGTACCTCCCGCGCCTCCGAGCCCTTGCCGCCGCCCACCGTGTAGGTGATGTCGGTGCTCTCGATGTGGTAGCGGCCGAATACCTGGCGGATATCCGGGTGGTCGTTGAGGCTGACGATCGCCTTGCCCTTGATCTGCCCCAGCATCTCGGCCATCTGCTCGTACTGCTCGAAGCCAAACGGCACGCCGTAGCCTTCGGTCTGCCAGTACGGCGGGTCGCAGTAGAACAGCGTGTGCGGACGGTCGTAGCGGCGGAAGCAGTCCTGCCAGGTCAGGTGCTCGATGTAGGTGTTGCTCAGGCGCAGGTGCGCGGCCGACAGCGACTCCTCGATGCGCAGCAGGTTGAGCCCCGGCGGCTGGGTAGTGGCGGTGCCATAGCTCTGGCCGTCGACGCGGCCGCCGAAGGCCGACTGCTGCAGGTAGTAGAACCGGGCGGCGCGCTGGATATCGGTCAGGGTCTCCGGCCGGGTCTCTTGCAGCCATTTGAACACCTGGCGGCTACTCAGGGCCCACTTGAACTGGCGGACGAACTCTTCCAGGTGGTGCTGGACGACCCGGTACAGGTTGACCAGGTCACCGTTGACGTCATTCAGCACCTCCACCTCGGCCGGTACCGGCCGCAGGAAGTACAGCGCGGCACCTCCGGCGAATGGCTCGACGTAGCAAGAGTGGCGAGGGAACAGCGGGAAGATGCGGTCGGCGAGACGCCGTTTGCCCCCTATCCAGGGGATGATGGGTTGGGCCTGCATGGTGCCTCCGTGCGGGCGCTCGATGGCGCTTCGGGGAGGCTCTCGGCCTTCAGGTGATTCAAGGTCCGGCAACGCGGGCACTTGATCTGTAACGAGTCAAATCGGCTGGCTCTGGCCAGCAGGCGGTCACAGCCGCCACAACGAATGTCTTTCACTCTCGGCAACACCCTTTCCAATTTGCTAGGCTCGCCGCGCTCACGCGTGAGCGGAGGGCCTTGGCTGGCTGGCACTGGTGTTGCCTGTTCGGCGCCAAGGTCTGGTGTTGACGCACCAGGCCTTGGAGCCCTCTTTCTATCTACTGCAGCAGGGCACGAATGGCCTGCACCTGCTGATACAGCTTGTTGCCCTCAGGTTCTGAGCAACCGAACTCGTTGACGAAGGACGAGAAGCTGCTCCCGCGTCCATTCTCCTGAAGCCAGGCTTCATACCGGTGGGCCAGGTCCAGCAGTTTCAGCCGCAGAGCGAGGCGGTCTCGCTCCTGCTGCTTGCGCTGCCGGTGGGCGTACAAGATGGCCCGCTCTTCCTCGTCCAGGTCGAACAGCTGCTCGCTCACTTCAGCAACTCCTTCAGATGCTGCTCGGCCTCTTTCCCGCCGGCGAAAGCCAGATTGATATCCACCAAGCGATCGGCCCGCTCGCGCCGCTGGCGGCGCAGCTCGGCATCGTAGTGCAGCAAGATCTGGCGCTGGGTCATTCGCCCGATGTGCTCGGGTGTTCCGTAACCGCCGGCGGTGAGGGTGGCGTAGACGTCAGCCCAGCGCGCGCCGCCGCGGCGGACTTTTTGGCCACCACCCGGTTGAACGCGCTGCGCACATAAAAAGGGCCGTTGGCCCCCCACCACATCATCAGCAGCTGGTAGCCCTGGTCCTGGTTGAGGCTGGCAACCCACTGCGGCTCAACATCCGCAGCCACAGCAACCAGCTCCTGGATCAGCAGATGATGCTGACCAAGCAGCATCAGGATCTCCTCCAGCTCAGGGATATGGCCTTCGGCGATCTGCGCGTAGAGGTCATCGAGCAGCGGCTGAGCCTTCGGGCGAAGGCCAAGCCCCTCGATAAACCCATACTCCCGCACCGTGACCTGGCGCCCGGCGATGGTCGCCGAGCGCTCGGGGTGCAGCGTCTGCAGATCGTCGGCACCTTTGTCGGTCGCTTCAGGCTTCTTTCTGGCTCCGGCCTTCTGCGCCATGGTCAGACCGCCTTCTGGTCGATCCGGCCGAAGCCGCCCAGGTTGGCGTTGGCGGCGTTCACCACGTCGTAGAGCACGCTGCCGGTGAGGGCGAAGTTGCCATACTCGTCGTTGATGAAAGCCAGCTCGCTTACCGGGTCGAACTTGCAGCGGTACAGCGTGACGATCACCGGCTCGTTGTTTTCGGTGTTGATGCCATCGAGCAGGATGTAACGCTCCGGCGGCGCCGCGGTGAACATGGTGAAGCTCTGCCGGCTGGCGTAGGTGTAGGCCGCCTTGAACGGCTGCACCAGAGCACCGGGATTGAGCAGCTCGATCAGGCCAGCATTTGCCGACTCCAGCTCGTAGTTGGCCGGTGGCAGCGTGGCCGGAGTACCCGCGCTGTCGGTGATGGTCAGGGCCGAGACGAAGGGGTGATCCAGCTTTACCCGGTCGCCAGCCACCAAGCCGCTCGGGAACACCTCACCGGTCACGCTGCCACCAGCCACGTCCAGCACCGAGGCCCAGACGGCCAGGGCGATGTTCTGCGGCAGAAACTCGTCGAAGGTGACATTGAGGGTGGCGGTCTTACCGCGCTGCAGGCGGCCGTATTGCAGGCGGTTGCCGCTGAAGCTCTCGGTCTTGTTGGTGCTGTCGGTGGCCAGCTGCAGCGTCATGGAGGGCACGTTACCGGCCCACACGGGCTTCTCCAGCTTGCCGTTGGGAAGGCGGTTGCCGGCGAAGAACTTACCCTGGAAGGAAAAGAGGCTCATCTGTCAGTCCCTCACTTGGCGGCCGGAGCCGCGATGATTTCATTGGCGATCAGCCAAGCCTTGTCGGCCTCGTTGACCTGGATCTTGTCGCCCTTGGCATAGTCGACACCGCCATGGATATGCGGCTTCAGGAGGGTCACGCTTTGCAGCTTCTGCTCGGGGGCCTGGGTCTCGGTATTGCTCATGGGGTTGCACCTATGAAGTGTTGGGTTTGGAACACGTCGGCCCACAGCAGCGTGTTCTCGTCGTAGTCGAGAACATCGCCCTGCAGCCACCAGCAGGGCCGGCCGCCGTTCACTGGCGGCGTCCAACCCATGATTGCGTCGCGGGCCTGGCCGATCAGCGGGCTGATCTCCTCCAGGGACTCACCGCCGGTGATGTCGCGGTAGTTCTGCACGGCAATCACCACGCCGAAGGTCACCACGGCGCGTTGGCGGCCGGTCTTCGGGCCTTCGGCGTCGCCACGCTCACGGGCCAGCAGCACGTAGGCGCTGTCAGGACGGAATTCGCTGAAGCTCTTGATCCTGGAGTACTCGGCGGCGCCCTGGACCAGCTGGAAGCTCGGCACCAGGTCCTGCAGGCGAGCAATCACCGGAGCGATCGGGAATGGCGCCGAACTCACCGGAAGACCCTCAGCTGCTCGCGACTGAACACGTTGTCATCTGCCTCGAAGCGCACATCGATCGCGCTCGGGCTGGTAGCCACAGGGTCATTGCCGCCCAGGGAGAACTTGCCGTCGGCGATCAGCTGCAGGAACTTCAGCGCGTCCCGGTAAGCCCGCACGATCGGGTCCGTCTCTTCCTTGCCGCTACGGTCCTTGTGCAGGTAGTAGCGGGCGATATCGCGGGTCCAACCGGTCACCAGCTCGGGCACCGGGCTCAGCGGCAGGCTGTAGCCGCGCTTGGCCAGGAAGCCGTCAATCAGGCTTTCCGCCTGGGCAACGGCGTCTTCAATTCGGCGCAGCGCATCATCCGCCTCCGCCACCTGGTCGGCCGTCCAGGTGCTGCGATCGCCACCACGCAGGGTGGCCTCCATCAGCTCCCAGGCAACCGGCTTCAGGTGGGCGGCCGTAGCCACCTGGGACAGTTCGCGTGCCCCAGGGCGCTCGGCCAGGTCGGTGGCGGTGATGTACTGCATGGGGTTACTCCACCAGGCCCGAGAACACGCCTTGCTCAACCTTGAGCATCGGCTCGTTCACCAGCTGCTCGATCTGCCCGTAGGTCAGCGCCGAAAGAGCGATACCGAAACCCTCGCGGGTGAAGCGGTAGCCGCAGCGGCGGAAGCCTTCCTCGGGGATGGCGGTGATCCACAGGCCCTCGACCTCGCCGTCATCCTCCGAGCCTTCAACGGCTTTTGCCGGCGGAGTTACCGCAGGCGCCTCCAGCTGAGAGAGAGACTCCACGGCACCGCCCAACTGCTCCATGGGAGCGACAGGTACCGGGATAATTGGCGCGGCCACGTCCGTGGCTTCCTGCGCAGCAGTATTAAGGAGGGCATCCTGCCCGGTACCGGCCGCATCCTCGGCCAGGGTGCCGTCCGAGGGCGGCGGCTCGCTCGCGGTGTGTTCATTGGGAGTAGCGGCCGCAGCGGCCGCTCCCGTGCTGTCGGCCGGCGCCGAGGCGCCATCCTGGGTAGAGCCCGCCGGCTGGGGGACCAGCTTTTCGGCGGGTGCAGTGGCAGCCGGTTGAGCGGCGTCCTTGCCTGCAACTGGGGGCCTGGGCTGTGCGGCGCGTTTAGCCATGGTTCACCTCCATCAGGCCAGCCACGGGGTGACGAGCACGTCCACCACGTCGCGGTTGATGTTGGTGGCGCCGGCGGCGTTGCGTTCGGCCTTGACCACTTCCAGGGCTTTCTCGCGCAGGCTCGGCGGCACTACCAGCAACTTCGGCCGGATGCCGAGCGGGCGGCCGTTGTCACCCTTGAGGCTCTGCATGTCGGCATACGCCTCACCAAAGCTGGTGGCGTCGAGGGCTTCCTTGCTGGCGTAGGCCAGCTGCCAGAGGCCGTAGCCGACGTTCAGGCGCGCATCCACACCCCAGACGTACTCCTTGCGGTCGAACACGTTGTCGTCGGTCTCGGCGGTCTTCGCCACGAAGTTGTAAGGCTTGCGCTTCTGCAGGATCAGCGGGCGGATCATGCGGGTGGTGTCCAGCAGGTACCACGGCGTGCCGCTGCCGCCCTGGAAGTTGCTCACCGAGGCCTCTTGGCCGTTGGCGCCGATCACCGGATGGTCGGTGTCGAAGAAGTACTGACCGTCGTAGCACTTGCTGGCAAAACCGGCCTTCAGCAGGGCATACACCAGCTCGGCCGGGTGTTCCTTGGCGTCCTGGCCCAGCTGGGACATCAGCGGGGTGTAAATGCCGTACTGGTCGTCCTCGATCGCATCGCGAGGTACACCCACGGTGTTCTCGAACGACTTGTTCTTGATCGAGTAGTCGTGAACGCCGAGGTTCTGCACCACGCGATCACCGATCCACTCACGGAAGCGGGTCGTAGCACCCAGCCAGCCGTAGGTTTCGATGGCGGTACCGGACTTCACCTCCAGTACCAGTTTGTCGTAGTCGATCTCAGCACCGCTGAACGCGGCGGCGAAGGCAGCCTTGTAGCCGGTGTGAAGGATCGCCAGGTTGGCTTTGTTGATGATCATCTGAGTCTCGCTCCTTTAGATCTCGACCCAGACGCCATCGCTATCCACATCGCGGATAACGCCAGCGGCCGATCGGGTGTTGGTGCCATTGGTCTTGGCTACGGTCTGGTCATCGACGATGTAGGCCGTGGCGCCGATATCGGCGCGGGTGATCTCGTCGGCGGAGGTGCTGTTGGCGAACGGGAAACAGCCCCGGTTGGTGTCGACACGCTTGTCACCAGCAGCACCGGTGGAGTTGTCCACCTGCTCCTGGGCGACGCCGCGGGCCTTGAGGGTGGTGGAGGTGCTACCCGGCACCGCGTAACCCGAGGCGTTGATACACACCAGCGAGCCGGCGTAGATCTTGGTGGTAGCCGCTACCGGGTCACTGAAGACCTTGGCGTCACGGCGCTTGGTGTTGCGATCCTTGGTGAGCGCGGCCATGGCGTCAGGCCTCCTTCGCGGCTTTGAATTGGTCGGCGGTCAGGCCCATCTGCGAGCAAACTGCCAGTTCCTCGGAGGTGAGGCCGGTTTTCTCGTCCGGCACCGGCGGCTCGCCACCGGTCTGGCTGCGAGCCAGGGCGGCGATCGGCGCGGCCTTTTCCAGGTAGGCGGTCAGGGCGGCGCGGTCGGACTTGCCGAGGTCGCGCGCCCAGTCCTCCATGGACTTGTGCAGACGGCCATCCTCCAGGGCTGCGGCGATCTCGGAGTCGAGATCCTTCTGGTCACGCTCGCCGAGTCGAGCCGTGAGCGCAGCGATGTCGCCCTGGAGGCCCTCGACGACCGACACCGGAACGAACTTCGATGGGTCGACGCTGGTGGCCGCCTTTGCCTTGAGGCCAGTGCAGGCAGCCAGCACGGCTTCGCCGTTGGCTTCTTCATCCAGGCCCAGCGCCTTGCGCAGGTTGGTGTTGTGAGCGGAGAGCGCGGCAATCGCCTGCTCTTCGGTGGTGGTCTCGGCCAGGCCGAGGGCGGCGCAGATCGCCAGCAGCAGTTTGTTCACGGGGGTTTCCTCTGAGGGTTCTTCGAACAAGCCGAACGACGCCGCGGCACGCAGACTGAGTTCCTGCATGCCGTCGATTGCCGGGGCATTGGTGAGCGCGCCCATCTGAACGTCCAGGACGTCGCCAGTGGTCGGGTGGTAAAGGAAGACGGGAGAGAAGTACTGGTACTCGCCATCGGCGATGTACTGAGCAGCGCGAGCAGTCAGCTGCACCTTGGCGAACAGACCTTGGCCTTCGCGCCACTCCAGCTCCTGATACCAACCAGCAGCCGGGGCCGGCTGGCCGTTCTCTTCCTTGAGCAGGGTCTGGTGCTCGTAGTCCACCACGCGCTTGTTCTTGCGAGCGTGGAATCGCTCGATGACCTTGGTGGCCACCGCCTGGTCAATGTGCCAGCTCGGCACTTTGATCTCGCGGCCATCGGAAGGCGTGAAATGGCCAACAGGCGTTACCTGCAGCCAGATGGTGTTGTCGGCGTCGGGCTTGCCCAGCTCGAAGGAACAGGCGGCGAGTGCAACAGCGAGGGGGAGACGTTTCGTTTTCATGCGCCCATGGTCGGGCGATGTCGCGCGAGAGTCTTTTGGACGCGGCAAAAACTTAAATCGGGGGGATTTGGCGAATCTCGGCCTGAGGGGCCCGCGCGGTTGTGTTTATAAACGCGAAATCTTGCTCACAGAGCCTTGTTCCGCTACCTGCTGGGGCATCCGTGGCGGGTAAACCCCGCAAAACGCCTTACAGGGCCTCTCAGGCGCTCGCCGCAGAAAGGAGGTATTTCATGGCGATTCCGACCAGGGCGTAGTCATCGTCCTGGCTGGTACCCAGGAATGGCCTTGCAGGGATGCGAATGCTGTACGGCCCCATGCTCACCCATTGGGCGAAGTTGCTGGCTCGGCGTTTGACGAATCGATTGCCCACCTCGCCATCCTTGCCCTGACGGAAGTAGGCCTGCTGGCTGCGGGCGGCCACCTGGATCTCGCCACCGAAGTGCTGGATAGCCGCGTAGGGGCGGTTGCTGCCGAACACCAGCTCGTTGCCGCCAACCTGGTAGCGCAGAGTATTGGCCAGATATCCGTCGAGCTGCAGGATCTTGTCCTGGTTCTTGCGTTTGCGGCGCTTGTAGCGCGGAGAGAGCGGCGCCCAGGGCGTGCCATCGGGCGATGTCTGGCTGGCGAAGCGAGCATCATGCGCGATCATCAGATACTCACCCATATCCCGCAGCATGGGCTCGGGATTGCCCATGGCCTGGGCAGCCTCGTTGATCACCGCCAATGCGGCAGCGCTGTCGAACTCTAGTGTGGCCCCGGCCATTTTCTGCTCCTATACTGACGTCAACCGATCGAGCGAGCAGCCCCTGCCAGGGCCTCCAATCCTACGCGCGCGGTGAACCCGGTGTGGCAGCGCCGGGTTTTGTCATTCCTCTCGGCTGTACAGACGCACACCTTGCCGCAGCCCTTCCACATACGCGCCATCCTCCGGCGGGAATGTGGTCACCCCGATCCAACCGTCGTCGCCCACCTCGAACACTGCCAGCGCTGACTGCAGCTCGCCGGCTACCTGGAAGCGCGCCAGGTAGCGGCGCCGTACAACGGCCTTGCCCAGCGCACCCAGCCACTCCAGCCGCACCCACACTTCATCGGGGGCCTTCAGCGCCTCGGCCAGCAGGCGCAGCCAGCGACCGCGGCCACGCTTGTTGGCCTTGAGCTGGCCGCTCTTGCGCTCCAGGAAAAGCTCTTTGCCCATGACCAAGCGTTCACCGAGCACGTCACGGAATACCGCCGGCCGCTCCAGCGTGGCACCGAACTCGGCCAGGTAGCTGCTGACATAGGCCTCGTCGCTCAGCCCATCCGGCAGCAGGCGCTCTGCCGGGTAAGGGCGAGGCGACGGCAGCGGATCGCTGGCCAGTCGGTTGGGCAAGCCCGGCGCGGTAGCGGGTATCAGCTCCTCATCCGGCCGCGGAAGCGGTACCGCGCTCTGCAGCCTGGCCCGGCCGGGGATGTACTCGAAGCCAGGGTCGATGCCCTGCGGCACCGTGACCGTGCGCGGGCCATTGGCGCTGCGCTGGCCGATGGTCCGCTGCTCCCAAACGATTGGCGGCGCCGTGTCCGGGCCGGTGCGGCCCATGCGTACCAGGTCATCCATGCTGAGCGCTCGCACGCTGCACTGGCAGCCCCAGGCATTGACCGGGAAGTGATACTGCCACCAGGGATCGTCCCAGCGCAGGATCAGGCCGTTCCATGCCTGGTGCTCAGGCCGCGGGAACTCCACGGCGTCGCTGTGGATGTACTGCCAGAACGGCCGCTGCTCACGCACAGCCATCAGCTGCTCGTAGCGCCCAGCCATGTAGCTGCTGCGCAGATTGGTCTCGTAGATCACCCGCGAGCGCCAGTTGCGACCGCCGTTGTAGCTCCATCCGTGCTTGGCCACGATCCGGTCGAAGTCCTTACGAAAGGCTTCCAGCGTGCCGCCGTCGTCGATCACCTTCTGCACGGCCTGGCGGAAGTCCCGCACCAGGTCGTCGCGGTTGGCGCCGGCAACGACGAAGGCATAGTCATGCTCGCGGCCGTAGACGTCCGTCCAGCTCTCGGTAGGCAGGTTGAGCTTGCGGCGCAGGAACTCGTTCTGCTCGCGGAACGGCAGCGAGGTCGCGCTAACGGCCACTGGCGGCCTCCTGCAGGATCTCCACTCGGCCCTGCAGGGCGGCGGCCGCCAGTGCCTGGGCCATGGCCTCGGCGTACTGTTCCAGGCTCATGTCGGGCAGCAGCTCGACCAGACCATCACGGATCTGCTCCAGGCTTTCGGCTTGCTGCACCAGGTTGCGGATGCGCTCGATCCACTGGCCGGTGATTGGCTGCAGGGTGTCGTCCAGCTGCTCGGCGGCTGTGGCTGGGGCCTTGGTTTGCGCGGTGGCCACCGCCTTGCTGGGAGCTGGCTCGGGCACAACAGGCGGGGCAACCGGCTCGGCAGCCACCACCAGGATTTCCTCGTCTCCGTCAGGCTCCGGGATCGCCAGGCGCTCCTGTGCCCACTGACGTGGGATCTTGATGCCCATCTTCACCAGCGAGGGCAACGCCTCGGCGTAGTGGGCCAGATCCTCCGGCTCCTGGGTGATCAACTTCAGGCGCGGGCAGCGTCGCCAGTCGTTGGCCAGGCCGTTGAGCACGGCGATCGGATACACCAGCTGCTGGCTGATCGTCATCGCGATCTGCTTGGCGTCAGCGTCACGCAGCTCCTGGCGCACCTCATTGTGCACGTTGCCCAGGGCGTTGGTGCTGCTCTTGCCATCGGCCTGGCTGGTGAGCGTGCCGCCGAGGATGGCCTTGCTCTGGGTGCGCTCACACCACTCGATCATCAGCTGGAAGGCTGCCGGGTCGCCCTGGGCAGCGTTGAGGAACTCCAACTCCATGCCGAGCGGGATGATGCCGGCGGCGTTGTGGCCCAGCGCGGCCAGGGCGCGCAGCAGGGTCAGCTTCTCCTTCTCGGTCGCGCCGGACGGGTATTTGCCCACGCGCATGGGGATGCCGTAGATCTCCAGGAACTCGGCCAGGTCGCCCACGCTGTAGTTCTTGAACAGGTACGGCCACACCAGGACGCGGAACAACGCCGAGCGCTCCAGGTACCCGGACTTGGCCCTGTGGGTGTGCACGATCCAGCCGAACGGCTGCAGCGCCTCGCCGCCGGCGGCGCCACGCAGGCGGATCTCCTGGTACTGACCACGTACCAGCTGGAACCAGGACTGCGGGCGGTGAATGGCACTCTTCGGCAACCAGGTGCCATCCGTGCGCTGCCAGCCATCGAACTCCAGGCAGGCAAAGCCCTTGCCGATCGCATCGGTCAGGTCGAACACCAGGTCATCGAAGCCGTCCAGGCCATCGAGCAGGCTGCTCAAGGTCGCGGCGGCATCCTTCTCGGCCTTGCTGGCATTGTCTGGCGGCACGATCTGCCACTCCAGGCCCTGGACGGCGCGGCGACGCTTGCCCATCTCGGCCATGATGTGGCCGTCCTTCTCCTCCATGTCCTCGAACAGCTCGTACTGGCCGACGATGTCGCCCTGCTCGGCGGCATCGAGGATCTGCGCCAGGCGCGATGGAGTAAGGCCGCGCGAGGGGTGGTTGCCCACCTCATGGTGCAGGCTGGTGAGGTGGGCGGTCTGCGGTTCGCGCAGCTCGCCAATGCGGATGGGCTGGCCATCCGGGCCGAGGATGCGGGACGTGGTCACCATGCTGAAGGCTCCGGTAGGTCGATATCGTCGATGCTGCTCACGTTGTCGAAGCCACGGCTGTGGCGCGGGACGGCGGTGAAGTCGATCAGGCCGCCCTCCATGAAGCTGGCCCGCACGGCCATGGCCAGGGCGATCGCCGAGTCGCCGTGGCGCTTGGCCTTCGAGCTGGCGCTTTCCAGATCCTTGGTTCGCCCCTTGTCGATCACTGGCACGCCTTTCTCGACCTTGATCGAGAGCAGATCGTCCAGGGTGTTCTGATGGCGCGGGATCTGGATGTTGAACGCCTCGAACTCGCCCTTGAGCTTGGGCATCCACAGCGCATACCAAGCCAGGGAAAGCTGTACCTGCTCGACGATGCCCGTGCCGTACTTCAGCGCGGCCTGTTCGGCGAGATAGCCGCCGTTACCGGTGGCGTCGAACGCCAGGCCGCTGAGACGGGGCAGTCGACCGCAGATGAAGAACATGATGTCGCGCTGCGCCTCGTAGGTCAGGTTGCGCAGCTCCACCTGGAACGGCACGCGCTTGCGCAGCAGCGGATCGATCTGCAGGGGCGTGAATACGGTGAGGTCGCCACGGCGGGCGAAGTCCTCACCGAAGGTGTGACGATTGCGGTCACTGAGGCGAGCCAGCTCGGGCAGCAGGTTCTCTTCGCACCAGGTGTGAATCTCCTTGGTACGCATCTCCGGCGTCCACTCCTCGAAGCCGGCCGGTGCCTCGTAGCGGTAAATGCGAATGGAGTGGTCGGCAACCATCGCCTGCTCGATCAGCACGCGGGTCAGGTAGGCACCGCCGCTCTTCTTCGGCACGCAGCCGTATTCCTCGTCGGCGCTCTCGATGTTCGGGGCGTTCTTGTACAGCCCGTCGCGCCACTTCTTCTCGGCCTCGGGCGACCACTCCTGTCCGGTGACGTAGCAGATCCGCCTGTAGAGACCCTGGGCGATCGCATCGTCCAGTGTGATGCGGTGGATGCTGTAGTCCTTGCGGCCTTCGCGGGCGTCCTGGATGTAGGTGTTGAAGGGGTTGTCGACGCCATTGTGGGTACTGATCAAGCGCACCTTGTTGCCCCACATGGTCAGCGCCAGGGCGGCCTTGAGCAGCTCCTCCAGGGATTCATGGAAGGCCGCCTCGTCGATCACTACGTCGCCCTGCAGGCCGCGAAGGTTGCTCGGTCGGCTGCTCAGCGCCTGGATCTTCCGCCCCGACTTGGGGAAACGGATCATGTAGGTGAGGATTTCTTCCTTCTTGCCCGAGTCCCAGAAGGTCTGCTCGTAGACGTCCGCCTCGGCCAACTCGTTGAAGGCCTTGGCGAACAGCGCGCAGGCGGCGATGTACTCCAGCGCCATCTCCTGCTTGCTGCCGACGTAGAAGGTATTGCAGCCACCACGGCTGCGCGGCTTGGCGGCGTTGATCACGTTGCGCCCGGCCTCGGCCCAGGTCAGGCCTGTGCGGCGGGACTTCTCCGCGATCATGATCTGGCTCTCGTCCTCGAACCACTTCTGCTGGTACGGCAGGAACACCGCATCGCTGCCCGGCACGGCCTGGGCGATATCCTGCGGTACCTCCACGCCATGCAGGGCCATCTCTTCCTGCAGATCGATCTTGCGGGCCGGGCTGGTGGCCTTGAGGCTCATGTCAGGCTTTCCCCAGCAGGATGCCGCGGATGCGATTTTCGAGCTGCTCGCTCATGCCGTCGCTACCGCGCATCTCTTCCAGGCGTTGCTCCTGCTCGGCCAGCAAGGCTTCACGGGCCTCCTTCTCGATCGCGCGGCGCTCCTCGCGGCTCACCTTGCGGGCGGCCAGCACGTCCTTCGCCGCACGGGCCAGCTTGCGCACGTCGTCGATAGTGACGTCTTCATCCACCTGGGCGCCGAGCGCGGCATGGGTGGTCAGGGTGGTGATGGACTGCACCATCAGCGCACCGGCCTTGTCGTCGGGGTTCTCGCCCAGCTCCTCGACCAGCAGGCTGGCCATGGCCTGCTGCTCACGCAGGCGGCGAGACACCTCGTCGAAGCTGAGCTTGTAGCGGCCAATGGCAGAACGGCTGGGCTTCTGTTCGGATGGGAAGTGCTCGTGGAGATCCTCGATCAGCTCGTCCAGCGTCAGGCGCCGCTCGCGCAGGCGCTTTTCGATGTGGGCTCGGACTGCCGGCTCCAGCCGGTCGATGCTCGACTTGCGGCCCATGGTCAGGGCCTCGGCTTGCTGACGCCCGGTACCGAGGCGCGACCAGCCGCCACGTCGGCGCCGCGCTCGGTCAGGGTGACCACCAGGACCGAACCGATGTCCTCGACCTTGATGAGGTTCTGCTCGCCCAGCCAGAACAGCTCGGTCTTGACCTGGTCGCGGCTCGGGTGGTGCCCGAACTCGCCCAGGAGATTGGCCATCACCGATGAGTTGGAGCGGAACTGCGGCAGCTCCGAGAGGATGCGTAGCACCACCAGGCGCTGATCCTGGCGCAGATAGTCGGCAAAGGGTTGTTGGTTCATCACGGCCTCGCGTTGTTCAGCAGGTAGTCATTGATGCGGTCGACGCTGCGGGTCAAAGGGTCGAGCGCTTTGGCCACCGCCCCGAGTTCAACCTTGATCGCTTTCATGTCACCGGCCAGGTCGGCGAGTTCACCTGCCAGCTCGGTCAGCTGCTGGCTGTCAGGGAGGTGCTTCATGCTTTGCTCGAGCACCAGGATGCGGTTGTCCTGCCCGGTGAGGCGGGTGGCCAGTTGCTCGGCCTCGGCCTTCGAGCTGGAGCGCCTGGCCGCCATCAGCGAGTAGAGGCCCACCAGGGCGGTGAAGGCGAACTGGCCGGCGCGCAGCGCGAAGTCCATATCCATCAGGTCGATTCCTTGTCGTGCAGCTTCAGCAGTGCTTTCAGCTGTGCCAGGTTGGTGAGGGCCCAGGCGCCGTAGTCGCGGGCATGAGCCAGGATGTCAGCCGCGCTGACGCCGCTTTCCAGTAGTTCGGCGTCAGTGCCGGCGGCGGGCCAGGCTGCCGGCGCAGCCCCGGCGGCAGCTCGGCATCTGGCTGGGGCGGGCACACTGGCGCCAAGGGCGGCGTTGAAGTCGCGCAGCCAGCCACAAGTGACAACGAAGCGAGGAGCAGGCACAGGCGCAGCGCCTGGCGCGGGGCGGTACTGATTCGAGACATGAGCGATGCGCTCCTGGTTGAGTTGGTGCTGCAGCTGGCCGATCTCGCCCTGGGCATCCAGGTACTGCTGCTCGGCCTGGTTGGCGCGCTCCACCTGCTGGCGGTAGAGCACCAGGTTCTCCTGGGCAGCTCGGCGAGCCTGATCGGCGTACTCAAGGCGCAGGCTCTGCAGGGCGGACTCTCCCTCAGCCTTGGCCGTGCGGCGGCCGCTTTCGTACATGGCGAAGCCATTGATCGCTAGTGCTGCCGCGAAGAGCGCCATAAGGAGCAACCAGACATTGTCGGCAAGCCAACGGATAACGGAGTTCATCGGCGCTGCCCCTTACGCCTGTGCCTGCGGGCGTGCAGCCGCGGCGCCGGTTCGGGGTGCGGCGGCGAGGCGTACAGCTCGCTGGCAGCGAACCAGTTCAGGGAACATGCGGCAGGTGATGTGGTGGCGATGCTCATCGCCAGACAGAGCAGTGGCACTTTCACGGCGGTACCTCTCGGCACACACGCCAGGGCCCCAGCCGGCAGCCGCGTACATGGGCTCCCAGCGCAACAGGATGGCGCGCGGGTAATGGCGGTTCTCGCGGAAGTTGGCAGCCGAGCGGCCGGCGTTGTGCCGCTCGACGGAATCAAACCAGGCCAGCTTGTCGGCCCCTTTAGCCGAGGCCAGCTTGCGGTCGCGGTTCACCCAGCCCTGGCCGCCGTTGTAGGCCGAGAGCACGAACGCCCAGCGGTCACAGTCGCTGGCGGCCTGGTTGCGGTCATACAGCCAGAGGTCGTAGGTCACCATGGCGCGCAGGGCCCAGCCAGGGTTGTACGGCTGGGCGGGTCCCAGGCTGCTGGGGTACAGGTCGGCCATCCAGTCGGCTGTGGCCGGCATGAATTGGGCGATGCCCAACGCGCCCGCCGGGGAGCGCGCCTGGCTGCGCCAGCGGCTCTCCTGGTGGACCTGGCCGGCCAGGGTGGCCACCGGTGCGCCGAGCCCCCATTCAGCATGCGCGGCACGCACCAGGACACGGCGGTGCTGTTCGGCGCCGGCCGGGATATCGCTGGCGGCGAATGCAGGGTGACAGGCACCGAGCAGGCATGTGGCTCCGATAACGATCAGGACTCGCATGTCACAGCCCCAGGGTGAGGCCGAGGATGCATGCCAGCGTGATCACTGCCCGGCGCATCCAGGCAGCGACCAGCGTTTGCCAGCTCGGGCATTCATGCGGACGGTCGGCACCGGTGAACAGCCCCCGATCGATCCAGTAGCCCAGCACCGCACCGAAGGTGACAAGCGCCGACTTGTAGAGCACGACCTGCAGCTGCTCCGGCCGGATGACGGCCAGCCCCAGCAGCAGGGCGAAGGTGATGATGGTCCAGGTGGTCATGCGCGGCATGCGAATGCGCCGGCGGTAATCCGAACTGCGAGACATGGGCTTCTCCGCGAGAGTGGCCATCCGTGGCCTGTGGCTGTTCATCCCGATCCGGTTCCTACGGGACGCACGGCCAGCTTCGCCTCACCCGCGCGCGGAGTAATTTTGACGAGGCAAAAATACACATCGACCTGAGCGGCAGAGCATGGGGCCTCCTACCAAGGCCCAGAGAGCCGCAGCCATGCCCGATATCACCATCCCCCCCAAGACTTGGGTCAACGTCTACACCGCCAGCCAGATCGCGGTTGGCACCGGCCTGCGTGTGCAAGGCAAGTCGCGCGCAGAACTGCTGTTGCTGGAGAGCAGCAGCCAGCCCAGCCCCGCCAGCCGTGATGGGCGCCTGGTGCAGTACGGCGAAGAAGTGATCGTCGATGCCGGCAGCCCAGGCCTGTGGGCCTTCTGCGTGGCCACTGGCCGTGCATTCGTGCAGGGGGTATAGCGATGGCCATTCGCTCAGCCCTTGCGATGGCGGTCCAGTCTGCAGTGCCGCTGGACCGCGTACTGAACATCAGCGGTGACAGCCGTACCGCCAACTGCCACAGCGGAGCCGCGCCGAACGAGATCTCCGAGGCCTACGGGTACGGCTGCTGGATTGGTCGCTACAGCGGCGGGCGGGTCCGGGTCAGTGCCGCGCGCAACGGTGGAAACGGTGGCGATACCTCAGCAATGTGGCTTGCACGCATGCCAACCATCCTGGCCAATGGCGGCAGCGTCTTCGTCAACCTGATCGGCACCAATGATCGCGGTGCCGCCAACCTGAGCCTGGAGACCAGCAAGCGCAACATCGAGGCCGGTATCCGCATGCAGCTGGCTGCCGGCAAGATCCCGATCATCGTTGCCGAGCTGCCCCGCGGTGGTTCCAACGCGCTGACGGGGCAGCAACTGGCCAACCACCTGGCGCTGCGTGACTGGATCAAGAGTTACTTCCCACGGATCGGCGTACGAGTTGCGGACCCCTGGGTAGACCTGATCGATCCGGCCAACGCGGCAGCGGGATTGCCGCTTCCTGGCCTGTTCCACGACGGCCTCCATCCGGGGCCGATCGCCGCGATGATCATCGGCATGCACATCGCCCGTCAGCTGATCGATCTGTACCCCGCAGCGCTTGAGCTGCCGCTGTTCGACTCGCCCTACAACGCCAGCACCAACGTGACCGGCTGGCTCACCAGCAACCCGCTTTGCACCGGCATAGGCGGCACCAAGAACGGCGCCGCCAATGCCACCGGTCCACTTGCAGATGGCTTCAGCCTCACGGCCTCGGCCTGGACCGGCGCCACGGCAACGCTCTCGAAGGAGGCCAGCCCGGCTGCAGGCGAGTTGCAGGTGATCGACCTGGGCGGCATGCCGACCGGCGCCAGCTCGTACCTGTCGTTCGAGCAGTCCATCAGCCTGGCCAACATCGCCAGCGGCAACAAGGCCCGAGTCATGGCCTGGGTGGAGCAAGAGGGCTTGGCCGGAGTCAGCGGCGTCTCGCTCGACATCCGATTCGTGCGAGGCGGCACCGCCTACTACGTGAAAGACGCCGACCGCTACCTGGAGACCACTCCACTGGATGCCCGACGCGTGGCCGGGCCCATGGAGACACCGCTGCTCACCCTCGACGGTACCGAGACCGACATCAAGGCCAGGCTGGTGATCTACGGATGCCAGAATGTACCTATGGCCGGTCGGGTGAAGGTGGGGCAGTTCGCGGGAGGGAAATTGCTTTGACGCTAACCCCAGAGAGGGGCCATTGGCCCTTCTTTCCCTCATTCAAGAGGGATCGTCTCCATCTGCAGAATCTCGGCGTGCTCGTTGAGATACCTTGCCATCCAACCAAGCTTAGCCTTAACCCCAAGAGACCCGGCTTTGTTTAATCCGTCGATGATTTCCTGGCGCACTTTTTCCAAGAAGTGGTCTGAAGAGGACTTTGAGTATTCCGGAAGAACCGTTACCCCCAGGTAATTCAGGAAGAAGAGACCATCGAAATCCTGGACAATTGTGAATGGCTTGTACGTCTGTTCGAAGTTGTTTTCTGCGGCTAACTCTATGGCCTGTGTCCTGATGGCTGGATCGATGATGACCCTGGGGTAAATAGCCGTCTTGCTTTCCAGTTCGTAAGCCTTTATCAGCCCGTCACCGATAACCACTGCCTCCGAATGAAACAGCTTGCCCTGCGTAATTCCTCCACGGGCAAGCACACCCTGTTGCAGCAATCGCACAGACAGCGATGAGCACACAGCCAACACGAAGAGCAACCCAGCTTTGTCGTGTCGACCTGAAATCACCACGTTATCCGAAAATGCAGTGACCCTAAGCATGTGCTCAAAACCCTGAGTTTCAGACACATTTCTGCTTAGGCCGGTGTAGTTAGTCGCAATCTCCTTGAGAATGGAGAGTAGGTGATCAAGCTTTTCGGGGTGGGTATCGATCGACTTCACGTGCTCTCGAAACCCGAGAATGTCGATAAATGCGACGTATCGTTCTGTGTAGTCAGCCACTCTGAGCACCTTTCTTTACTGGTCGACGGTCTGGACGATCCGAATGAAATGCCCCTGCTCATCAAAGAGCAGCACCGCCTGCTTGATGTCGGTACCAGAAAAAACGGTCGAACTAACGTACTGCCAGACGACACCACGCTTGCCATCCGAGCGATTGATGGTCTGCGTGGGCTTCGCGCCCAGCAACTCACTCGCTTCTGCGACCGTGGTGATGCCCGGTTCCAGTTTCGCCAGATTGTCCGCGTTGAAGTTGTTGCCGGTGCTCGCGCAGCCGACCAGTAATGCAAACGCCAAGATCAGAACAGACCGCATGATTGCCTCCCTGCGCCATCCGGCGCGCTATCCCAGAAAGAGCCTTCCGACGATTGCCGATACCACGACCAGGACCGCCGCCTGGCTCGGCTTCTGCTGCCATAGCTCAACCATTTGCGCCCACCAACTGGTGACCACAGGCGCCGTAGCAGCCTGCTGATTAGGCCCTTGGGGTTGAGAGCGCTCCTCCACAAATCGAAGAGCGCTTTTCAGCTGATCAGGGCTGAGTTTGTTCAGTATGGTGGAACCGAATTCGCGGGAGCAGAAGCGTGTCAGCTCCTGGTACAGGCCTCGCTGATTAGCAATCTCCAGGACCTCGGCTGTGAGTCTTTTAGCATGGGCTTGGGCATGCAGCTGCGCGGCGTGATCGAGCAGGGCCTGCTCTGCCAGGGAGAACTTCTCGCGGGGGATGTCGTCGATCTTGCTGACGCCTGTCTGCGTATGCACGACATCTTTCCACAGCAACCGCGGATCAACGCCGTAATCGGTGCTGATCTCCGTAACCAGCCGATTCAGACGCCGCCGCTGCTCAGGGGAAAGCGGGTCCTGGTCGGGCGAGACATGCACCTCGATGTAGTCCCGCCCAGCAACCCGATTGCGATCTCCATCAACTTCGATGTCACTCACGAACTACTCCTTGCGTTCGTTGAAATCCCTGCCTGCGACCCGATGGCCGCGCCCTGAAACCTTGATTCCCTCAGTTGCTGCGGCCGCCTTCGGCTTGGCTTTTGAGTTGCTTCCGCCGGTCAACAACGTGGCGAGCAGCTCCTTGCGCGCAGGCGCAGACATGCCGCGATAAGCCTCAAGCAACAGCTGCTCGTCTGGCGGTAAATGTGGCGATGTCGCCACATTCGCACGCTGCCCCGTAACCACATAGCTCACATCAAGACCGTGTTCAGCCCAAGCAGACAGGGCATCTGCGGGCGGCGACCGGTCCGCTGTCTCGTACCCAAAAAGGGTTTTCCGAGTCACTCCCGCCAGCGCAGCAAAGTCCGTCTGGTTCTCCCCCAGGCGCTCTCGCTCCTCTCGCAGCCGCTCTCCGATGGGTAATTTTCTATCCATAAGCACCTTGACGATGGGTAGATATCTACCCATACTCAATTCACACCAACGCACTGTACATGCGTTGCTTGATTCGCAATCTCTCAACACACAGGAAGGCCGTCATGAACCTCCCGTATCCGCTTCCCACCCAGAAGCCGTACTCCGGCGAAAAGGTGAAAGAACTCTTCCACGCTGCTGGCGTGGCCATCTCCGCTTGGGCCGAGGCCAACGGCTACACCCGGCACCAGGTCTACATGGTGATCAACGGCCAGTTCAAAGGCCGTCGTGGCACCTCCCACACCATCGCCACCCAGCTCGGCATGAAGCTCTCCGTCGAGCAGGTTGCGGCTTGAGGGCCACCACCATGCACAACCACCCGCAGCTCCCCATCGAGGAGATCACCCTTATCCCGCACCCGCTGGATGCCTGGCGCATGACGCTCAACGCGCTGATCGCCGTGGCTCCTGGCAACTCGGTCGACATCGCCTGGCACCTCAAGGATGCCCGCGAGAAGACCCTGCAGTGCCGCTCGTTCTCGGCGGCCACACAAGGCGAAGCGAAGCTGATCGATCGCCTGATGCTGATTGGTGCCGGAAAGCTGGTTTGCCAGCACCTGGATCAACAGCGCGAGCCTGGCTCGCCTCATCCAGCTGATCACATAGCCAGCTCAGCAAGGCGCGCGCATCTGCATCCCAAGGCGCGTCCCAGCGCAGCTCCCGCAGAGGTGCTTGCAACTGGCCAGGGCGAACAACGCCTGCCTTCTCAACTGCTGCAGCCAGATGAAGCCATGCCTGAGACAGGGCGTTCACCTGAGCCGTCAGCGTTCCTGCCTGATCGGTCATGACCGTGGCTCCGCTCGTGAATGTACACCGCCATGCTGGCCAATTGGTAACGGTTTTGCCCAGCAGCAAAACAAGAATTTATTTGGCGGGCCGCTCTGGCTCGCGTCTCGGGGAGTTCCAATGAGCAAGCGCAATTGGAAAGCAGCCCAGCCAAGCAGCTGCTGCCAGGCCCTGGAATGGTCTCTGGAGTTCGCCAAGGAGAAGCACAACCTCAGTGCCGAGCGCATCGCTGAGCGTATGGGCCAGGCCAACCACTGGACGCTCTACAAGTGGGTCAGCGAGGGGCGCATGCCTGCTGTGCTGATTCCCGCCTTCGAGCATGTGTGCGGCATCAACCTGGTCAGCCGCTGGCTGGCCTCTACCGGCGGGAAGCTGCTGGTGGATATCCCTACCGGTCGCAGCTGCACCGCACATGACATGCAGGAACTGCAAGCCGTGCTGACCACCTCGATGGGCGCGCTGCTGGCCTTTTACAACGGCACGTCCGACGCCCCAGCCACGCTGGGCGCCCTGCAGGCTGGCTTGGAAAGCCTGGCCTGGCATCGCGGCAACGTGCAGCAACACGCCCATCCGCAGCTTGAGCTGGGAGAGCAGCCATGAGCCCGGAGACCCTCGCCCAGGTGATGGATGTGCATGAAGCCCTGGAGCCATTCGCTGGCTACACGCAGGGATGGAACGGCCCTACGCAGATCAAGTTCGCCCAGCGCGTGATGGACCTGGGCAAGCCGCTGCGCGACCTGACCGTTGGTGAATTGCAGGACATCGCTGCCGCAGTCGCGGCGGAGATGAAGGACTACTTCAACCCCACTGGGAGACAAGCATGACCACCCCACGCGTCAGCGAGAGCGCCCTTCGAGTGCTCCGCGTCATGAAGGCCCTGAAGGGCCAGAGCCTGCACGGGCTGAGCAACGGAGAGCTGGCCAAGGCGCTGAACGAGAGCCCGGCAAACATCACCCGCTGCATGGACACCTTGATCGAGGCCGGCCTCGCCACTCGCCTGGACACCGGACGCTTTGCGCCGGGAATTGCCCTGTTGCAGATCGCCCAGGCCCATGCCAACGAGATGGCCAATGCCCAGGCACGCATCAATGAGATCAACCAACGAGTGCTGGCCGGCGCCAGCCTCTGATAACAAGGAGTACCACATGGATTACCGCAGTCTGGCCCGTTTGCTACTGCGTGGCGGCGACCGCCACAGCTCCGTATACATCGACGGCCTTTGCGCCGCGCTGAAGCTGCGCATCGAGAATGAACCCTCCGTGTGCAATTACCCCCAGGGCAGCCTGGAGTTCGACGCCTACTTCTACGGCTGCCGCCGCGGCGCTGACGAGTTCCGCAACGCGCTGATCGAGGCGAACGGCAACCGCGACGTGGCCCTGGAACGCTTCAAGGCCATGCTGGCCGGCGACAAGAGGGCTGCATGATGGCGCGCCAAGCATCGAAAGGGGGCGTCGCACTGGCACCGGACGCGCCGCTGGACGCAGAGGTAATTCTGTCCCAGCAGAACCAGGTCGCCGTGCTGAGTGCCGAGCAAGATAGCCAGGTGCGAGCGGTTGCTGAGCAGCTCGGCTACCAATTGCCGGCTGACTGCACGGACCCCGACCTGATCCAGCGCGACATCGCCGCCAACATGCGACGCAGCGTTGAGGCCTGCCTGGAAGTCGGCCGCGGGCTGCAGGTGCTCAAAACCGCATGCGGGCATGGAAACTTCCTGCCACGGCTGGAGGCTCTGGGCATTGAGCGGTTTGTGGCGGCCAAGTTTATCGCCGCGGCAATCAAGTTCTCGTCCCTGCCAGCATCCTCTGCTCTGACCAAAGCGATCGGCAGTCAATCGAAGCTCATCGAGATGCTCGTCCTGGATGACGGTGAGCTTCAGGAGCTGGAACTCACCGGCCAGACCGGTGAGCTGACCCTCGACGACGTGGCCACCATGTCGGTCAAGGAGCTGCGCAAGGCCCTGCGCGAGGCGCGGGAAGACAAGAAGGCACTGCAGCAGGTGGCTGCCAGCAAGAACGACAAGATCGACGAACTCTCCGCCCAGCTGGCCAAAAAGCCTCTGGTGATCGTGCTGCCGCCGGACCAGGAGGCCAAGCAGCTGCGCCAGGAGGTGGCGGCGCTGGCCTTCGAGGCCGAGGCCGATATCACCGGCAAGCTGCGTGAGGGCTTCGCCAAGCTGCAGCAACACAGTGAGTCCACCGGTGCTGATCACGCCAGCTGGAAGGCCGGCCTGGTCGCGCACCTGGAGCGGATGCTTCAGGCCCTCAAGAGCGAGTTCCACCTTCCCGAGGTGGATGCCGGCTCAGGCATCGAGCAGTTCCCCTGGCTGAACGGACAGGGAGACGCCTGATTCATGAGCGCCGTGATCACCCAGCGACTCGTCGACCTTGCCCGCGCGCTCCAGCGCGAGGGCAAGGGCCGCCGCACTGCGCTGTGCCAGGCCGCGGCGCAGGAGCTGGGTCTGTCCCTCGCCACCATTTACAGGAAACTGGAGGAGGTCTCCGTGGCCACCACCACTCGCAAGCGCCGCTCCGATGCTGGCTCCAGCGATTTGACCCGCGAGGAGGCGCTGACCATCAGCGCCGCCCTCATGGAGTCCGCTCGCCACAACGAGAAGCGGCTGTATTCCCTGGGTGATGCCGTAGACGCACTGCGCGCCAGTGGCATGATCCGCGCCGAGGCTGTCGACAAGGGCACGGGTGAACTGCGCCCCATGTCGCTCAGCGCCATCGGCCGCGCTCTGCGCAGCTACAAGCTGCACCCTGACCAGCTGCTGGCCCCAGCACCGGTGACCGAGCTGGCCAGCCTGCACCCGAACCACGTCTGGCAGATCGACGCCTCGCTGTGCGTTCTGTACTACCTCAAGCACGGCACGGACCCACGCGCCAACGGCCTGCAGGTGATGGACCACGATCAGTTCTACAAGAACAAGCCGAAGAACCTGGCGCGCATCGCTGCCGATCGCGTCTGGTCCTACGAGATCACCTCGCACTCGGCCGGCTGGATCTACCTCGAATACGTGATGGGCGCCGAGAGCGGGGAGAACCTCTGCTCGGTGCTGATCAACGCGATGCAGGAGCGCGGCGGCGCCGACGTGATGCACGGCCGGCCGGAGATCCTGATGATGGACCCCGGCTCGGCGAACACCTCGGCCATGGCCCGCAACCTGTGCCGCTCGCTGGGCATCCAGATGATCGTTCACGCCCCCGGCGCTGCACGCGTCACCGGCCAGGTGGAGAACGCGCGGAACATCATCGAGCGCAAGTTCGAGGCTGGTCTGCGCTTCCAGCCGGTCGCAGACCTGGCAGAGCTGAACGCCCTGGCCAAGCGCTGGAGGGAGTGGTTCAACGCCACCGCCATTCACAGCCGCCACGGCAAGAGCCGCACCGCTGCCTGGCTGACCATTCGCCAGGAGCAGCTGGTCAAGGTGCCGAGCGTGGAGATCTGCCGCCAGCTGGCAGTGGCCGAGCCGGAGAGCCGCAAGGTCAACACCAAGCTGCGCGTTTCCTTCCAGGGCAACGAGTACGACGTGTCGATGGTGCCGAACGTGATGGTTGGCGATCGCCTGATGCTGACCCGCAACCCCTGGGCCAGCGACGCCGCCCAGGTGGTGGCCACCGACGCAGCCGGGCACGAGGTGTTCTACGTGGTGCCCGAGGTGAAGCGCAACGAGATGGGCTTCGAGATCAATGCTCCGGTGATCGGCCAGGCCTTCAAGCGCCAGGCAGATACCCCGGCGCAGACGGCCCGCAAGGAGGCGGCGAAGCTGGCCATGGGCGCCGAGACCCAGGAGGAAGTCGACGCGGCCCGCAAGGCCAAGCAGATCCCGTTCGGTGGCCAGCTGCAGCCGTACAAGCAGATGGACGAAGCCGAGCTGCCGACCTTCATGCCTCGCCGCGGCACGCAGCACGACCTGGTGGTACCCACCATCGAACTCCCCCCGATGTCCCATGTCGCTGCTGCCAAGGCGCTGCGCGGCAAGGTCAAGAACTGGTCGGCAGACTCGCTGGCCTGGCTGAAAACCAACTACCCGGATGGCGTGCCAGAGGCCGAACTCGACACCATCGCCGCCACCCTCAACAAGCCCGCGCGCCCCGGTCTGCGCGTGGTTGGAGGTGAATGATGCTGAAGCTAAAACCCACCCTGGAGGATATCGGTCAGCGGCAAATCACGTTGGCCAAACACCTGAAGATCAGTTCGTCCGCCATCTCCCTGCTGATCAACCACCAGCAGTGGCCGCGGACTCTGGATCAAGCCGATCTGCGCGCCCGCATCGGGGCGTTCTTGAAGGAGCACGGCGCGGATGAAGTGGCGGTGAACACCGCCTTTGAAGAAGCGGAGCCGGAGTGCGCCAACACCCCGACCCCTGCACACCCAACCAAAAAAGCCAAAGACGACCAGGAGTGCGAACCCATGCTACTGCGCAAACAGGTGCTGCTGCCAGAAACCAAGCGGGCCTTCGAGATTTTCCGCGACCCCTTCGATGACCTGCAGTCGGCCGACGACATGTATGTCAGTCCCGACATCCGCTACATCCGCGAGTCGATGTACCAGGTGGCGCGCCACGATGGCTTCCTGGCGGTGGTCGGCGAGTCCGGCGCGGGCAAGTCCACGCTGCGCCGCGACCTGATCAACCGCCTGGCCGCCGAGGGTGCGCCGGTCCTGGTCATCGAGCCCTACGTGATCGCCATGGAGGACAAGGGCGAGAAAGGCAAGGCGCTGCGCACCGCCCACATCGCCGATGCCATCGTCGACACCGTTGCGCCCCTGGAGCGGCCGAAGTCCAACCCCGAAGCGCGCTTCCGCCAGATGCACCGCGCGCTGAAGAACAGCTATGAGAGCGGCTTCCGCCACGTGCTGATCATCGAAGAGGCCCACAGCATGCCTACCTCGACGCTCAAGCACCTGAAGCGCCTGCGCGAGCTGGAGTCGGGCTTCACCAAGTTGATCAGCATCATCCTAATCGGCCAGACCGAGCTGATGGTGAAGCTCAGCGAGCGCAATGCCGAGGTCCGCGAGGTGGTGCAGCGCATCGAGGTCGCTGAGCTGAAGCCGGTCACCGCTGCGCGCCTGGAAGAGTTCCTGCAGTTCCGCCTGGCTCGGGTCAACAAGCGCCTGGAGGACGTCATTGACCCCAGCGGCGTGCAGGCCATCGCCGAGCGCCTGTCCAATGCCGGCCGCGACTCCCAGCGCAGCCTGCTGTACCCGCTGGCCATCGGCAACCTGGTGGTTGCCGCGATGAACCTCGCCGCGCGCGTCGGTGAGCCTCTGGTCACTGCCGGCGTAGTCCAGGAGGTGTGACATGGCCCAAGTTGCCTATCTGCAACTGGTCGGCTCCTCGGCGCCGATCGCCAAGGCTCCGCTCAGCATCCTGGCAGACACCTTTCTGCCAGGCCTGGAGCGCTTCAACCAGCTGACCCGCGACATGCGCGCCAAGGGCATCACCGTGGTCGGCGCCGACTTCCCGGACAACTGCCTGGTGATCGAGGAGGAGCAGGCCGAGCTGCTGGCCCGCGCCTTCGCTCATGAGATCCGCTCGGTTCGCACCAAGGCCGGAACCGGCGGCCGCATCGCCCGCCGTACCGCGACTATCCGCGGGATCGACGTGGTCTGGCACTCCGTTCTGCAGGAGCAAGGGGCATGAGCGACCTCGAAACCATCCAGGAACTGCAGGAGGCCCTGCAGCGTGCTGATGATCGCTACAACCGCGCCATGTTGCAGCTGCGTACGCTGACCGTCAGCACCGTCCAGCTCTGCGCCGATCTGGCAGTGCTGTGCGAGGCCAACCTCGCGGGCGATGTGGTCCTGGTCATGAGCAAGGTCGAGCAGTTCACCCAAGCCTACAAGCGCAACCGCAAGCCGGTTGGGAGCGTTCACTGATGAACAGCATGCTCAAGTCCGCGCAAGTGCTGCGCCTGGAAACCCTGCTGCGTGACGCCAAGGTGTTCGTCGGCCGCTGCACCAGCATCGGCGCCCAGCAGCTCAGCGTCCGGATCACCGAGACCCTGGCCCACCAAGAGGCCGATGTGCCCCATGCCTCTGAAGTCGAGCACGCCCTGGCCGTGCTTCGTGATGCCGCGAACAGCGAGAACCCGACCCTGTTCTGGGGCGAGGCCATGCAGCACCTGCGTGTGCTCCTGGCCGACTACGACCACCGCGTTCGCTCCGCCGACCTGATCCTGGAGGAAGAAACCCATGGCTGACACCCAACAAGCACCGGCGGCGACCCCGGCCGGGTTCGTGATGAACGCTGTTGGCCACCTGGTGCCCGAGCACCAGGTGCGCGAGCACGACAAGCTGCGTGACGGCGTCGCGCGTGATCTTTCCAGCATCGCACTGGACATCAACAAGGCTCTAGCTGCGTTCAAGACCAAGGCCCTGGCCGATATCGAAGACCTGATCGCCATCTCCAACGAACGCTACGGCGTGACTATCGGCGGCAAGAAGGGCAACGCCTCCATCACCACCTACGACGGCCAGTTCAAGATCGAGCGCGCGATGGCCGAGCGGATCACCTTCACCGAGGAGATCCTCGCGGCCAAGGAGCTGATCGACCAGTGCATCCGCAAGTGGAGTGAAGGCGCCAACAACCACCTGCGCGTGCTGGTCGATCGCGCCTTCCGAGCCAACCGCCAGGGCCAGATCAAGACCGGCGACGTGCTCAGCCTGCTGCGCGTCGAGATCGATGATCCGGACTGGAAGCGCGCCATGGAGGCCTTGAAGGACTCCATCCAGGTCAACGGGACCGCCGTCTACATCCGCGTCTACCAACGCATCGGCCAGACCGACCAGTACCAGCCCATCAACCTGAATATCGCGGCGGTGTGACCATGGGAAAGATCACTATCGAAACCCTAATGGAGCAGGCCCAGGTCTATGCCAGCGCTTGGTCTTTGGTCGGAGGGCCGTTCGACGGCGGCGACCAGTTGGCGAATGCCAACAAGGAGAAGGCCGACCTGGAAGAGATGCTGGAGGACTTTCTGGAGCAGATCGAGGCCAGTGCTGGCCGAGAGAAGCTTCAGGAAATCGCCCAGGGCCTTATTAAGTGGCATGCCCACAAGGTGAAGAACTTCCGTTCGGTACTGGATACCCCGAAGGACACCGAGGTCAGGCTGGATACCGGTGGCGACGAACCTCTGGTTCTGTCCGGCGAGGCGCTGAAAGGCTTCCGAATCGGACTGACCATCGGCCTGGAGTGGATCGAGAAGTTTCCCCTGTCCATCGAGCGCACCGCGCCGAGCGATGAGGAGGAGTAGCCGTGGTCAGCTCTGTTGAATGCACCGTGCAATACGTCACTGGTTCCTACCAGACCAATACTGTGCGCGGTCTGCGCGCCAGCTGCAGCCACGCCGAGGACGAGGCAGTACGCCACCTGGGCGCCAAGCTGTTCGGCAACCAGCTCGATCACGTTGAGCGAATCGACCTCAAGCCCGGCGACAAGCCGGGCATGAGCCGGTGGCTGATTGTCGGCAGGGAGGTGTAGCCATGGGACACCCCATCTTCCCCGATGCCCCCTCAAGGGACATGACGAAGGCCCAGGAGCGCCAGGCCGAGCTGGATGCGCAGATTGAAGCCTTCCTGGCCAATGGCGGCCAGATCATGGCGTTCGACAACCTCCGCCGGCCTGTAGACAGCAGCCCATGGCGCTCCAAGTCGATTCACCCCGCCCAGCAAGCGCCAGCGGAGGTTCAGCCGCTCAGAGCCAAGCCTGCAGGCAAGGCGGTCTCGGCGCCAGAGCAGTCTGCACAGGCGGTTGAGACGGCCGCAAATCAGCCTGAAGTACTCCTGCAGGAGCCCACGCCGGTTGAGCCTGTAGAGGCTGAGCAGAGCGATGAGCGCTTGGCGGTGAAGATCATCATCGAGGCCGCGCTGGGCGGCTCGCCGCGTGTGATCGCTCGCAACCTGCAGATCCCGCTTCCACGCTGCCGGGCGATCGCCAGGCAGTACCACGTTCAATTCCGAGCCTGAGGTGGCCATGGCTGTTAATAAAGGCACGCTCAGCAAGATCCACATCGCCCGGCAGCAGCTGGCGATGGACGACGACATATATAGAGGGCTTTTGGCTCGGGTCGCTGGTGTTCGCTCGGCCAAGGAGCTGAACGAGCGCCAGGCCGGCGCGGTGCTGCGCGAGTTCGAGCGCCTCGGCTTCAAACCGCAGCCCAGCAAGCGCACCAAGGGCAAGCCGCACAACTTCAATCAGCTCCCCGGCGAGATCGAGGTTATCGAGGCGCAGCTGGCTGAAATGAAATTGTCCTGGAGCTATGCCGATTCGATCGCCAAGCAGATGTTCGGTATCCCGAAGGTGGCCTGGCTGAAGAAGCCCGAACAATTCAAGGCAGTGCTGGCGGCTCTGCACGTCGAGCAGCAGAAACGCGGGCTCCTAGAACAAGTGGAAACGCTGTGCCAGGAGCTGGGGGTGACAGGGCCAGAAATGGTGGCGGGTTTGGAACAGCTACCGAAAGGGTGGCAGCGGCAACGTCCAATCCTGAAGCTGCTTGTGGAAACACTCAGTGCGATCGCTGTCGCGAGGAGAGAAGTCTGATGTCTGCCATGGCCGAGAAGCGGCACGAGCTGCTGAGCGATATCGCCGACCACATCGCCAAAGTGGTGGAGGAGCACGGAGTCGCGCCGGCCATTGCTATCCAGGCCGGTGCTGCCGCCGCCGATCACCTATCGCAGGCCTGGGCCGGCTCCACCATCTGCATCCCTAAGGATCACCGGTTCAAGCTGACCCAGCGTGATCTGGAGATCCTCTCCAAGTTCCGAGGGAACAACCACCACGCCCTCGCGGTGGAATACAACCTCACCGAGAACGCCATCTATAAGTTGCTGAAGCGGGTCCAGGACCGTCGGTTCGACCGCGACCAGGGGAAACTCGACCTCGGTGACGGCCTGATCTGA